TGAAAGCCTCGTGGGAAGCTGCCCACAGCGGATTGAGCCAGGCACATCGTATCGCCGTCCTGGAGGAGGGCATTGAGTGGCAGCAGATCGGACTGCCGCCCGGGGATGCCCAGTTTTTGGAATCGCGCAAATTCCAGACGACGGAGATTGCCCGGCTGTACCGGGTGCCACCCCACATGTTGGCCGACCTTGAGCGGGCAACCTTCAGCAACATCGAGCATCAGAGCATCGAATTCGTGGTGCACACGATTCGGCCCTGGCTGGTGCGTTGGGAACAAGAATTCTATCGTTCGCTCTTCACCGAGGCCGAACGCCAAACCTGGTTTGCCGAATTTTTGGTGGACGGCTTGCTGCGCGGCGACATTCAGAGCCGCTATGCAGCGTATGCGACGGCCAGGCAAAACGGCTGGCTGAATGCTGACGAGATCCGCGAGCTGGAGAATCAGAATCCGTTGCCGGAGGGAGCCGGGCAAGTTTACTGGATGCCGCTGAATGTGATGCCGGCAACGGCCGGTAGCTCTTCGCCATCTTCTCCTCCTCCTTCGGCTACTGGGGGGCGGGCTTTCGGTCTCCTTTCCCCCGCCCCCCAGGCTGGCCTGGAGGACCGGGCGGTTAGTGGCCGCAAGAAGCTGGCGCGCAATTACCGGCGGCTGTTTGAGGATGCGACGACCCGAATCGTGAAGCGCGAGGAAGCGGACGTGATGCGGGCGGCGGAGAAACACCTGGGCCGGCGTGATGCATCGTCATTCAAGCTGTGGCTGGAGCGATTCTATAACGATCACCCGGCTTACGTGGAGCGGACGATGTTGCCGCTACTGCTGAGTTATGCCGATGCGGTGAGCATGGACGCGGCGGCCGAGATCAACCAGGTCGGCGGGCTGACGCCGGAGCTGGAACGCTTCGTGCGTGACTACGGCAAGATCATGGCAAGCGATTGGTCCTATAGCTCGCTCGGGCAGATCCACGAGGTAATCGACCAGGCCGAGGCGGCCGGAGAGGATCCGTTGGTGGCCCTGGCCGGGCGCTTCCAGGAGTGGCACGAGAAGCGGCCGGGCAAGGTGGCGGATCAACACACGGTGGAAGCGGCCGGGGCGGTGACCAGGGAAACCTGGAAACGAGGTGGAGTGCGGAAGCTGCAATGGGTGGCGATTGGCAAGAGCTGTCCTTACTGCTCGGCACTCGATGGCAAGATTGTCGGCATCGAGGAGCAGTTCATCTCAAAAGATCAGGACTTTCATCCGGCCGGGGCGGATAAGCCGCTGCGGCCGGGGCGGCACGTGCGGCACGCGCCGGCGCATGGGGGGTGCGATTGTGACATCGCGCCGGCTTAAAGAGGAGATATTGGGTATTGGATATTGGTAATGCCTGAATATCCAATATCTGATACCTGACTTGGAGGTTGAAATGGGAGCGATTGGAGTACATCATACGCCGACTTCGACCGGGGGCTGGGACGGGCCAGCAAATGAGGCGCGGCTGAAACTGGATCAAGATGCAGCTTACTACAAAAAGGCTTATGCCTGGCAGGATCCCGACGGCGATCCTGCCCTGAAGGGCACCTATAAGTTCATCCATCACGAGGTATCGGGCGATGGGACGCCGGGAGCGGCTAACCTGCGGGGATGCTCGACCGGGATAGGGGTATTGAATGGTGGACGGGGCGGGACGACGATCCCGGATACAGATCGCCCGGGTGTGTGGCGGCACCTGGCGGCGCACCTGCGCGATGGAGACATGGAGCCGCCCGAGCTTAAAGCTCTGATGCTCGATTACGAATATCGTGCTTTCCCATTGACCGAAGTTCGGGTGCAAGATGGCGATGACAAACCGAAAATCACCGGCCATGCGGCAATCTTCAATGTGCTATCTGAAGAAATGAATCCTTTCTTCGGGGGTGGTTTTCGGGAGAAGGTGGCACCAGGCGCTTTTACCAAGACGCTCAAGGAAGCCGACATCCGGGCATTGTGGAATCACAACCCGGAGTATGTCCTGGGTCGGAATGTTGTCGGAACGCTGGCTTTGGCCGAGGATGAACGCGGGTTGGCAGTGACGATCTTGCCGCCTGAGACAACCTGGGCACGGGATCTAATGATCAGTATGAAGCGCGGCGACGTGGACCAGATGAGCTTTGGTTTCCGGGTAATCAAAGACAAATGGGAGCGATATACCGATGAAGAAGCCAAAGAGCGGTTGGACATTCGCACCTTGTTGGAAGTGAGGTTGTTCGATGTCAGCGTGGTTACCTTCCCGGCCTATCCGCAGACCGATGCGGCAGTCCGGGCGGCCATGCTGGACATTCTTCGCTCCTATCTCCCCCCCGGGCCGGGGCAGGAGCCCCACCCGGGCGGGTTGCGGCAACGCGAGCCGGGCCAGGCGGCCCCCTCGTTGAGGATGCTGCGCAAGAGGTTGGAGCTGGCGGAGAGAGAATAAGAGATATTGGGTATTTGATATTGGGGGTAAGAGGAATATCAAATCTCCAATATCCAATATCTGGCATTTGGAGGTAACATGGATACGAAAGAGATGCGTCAGAAGCGGGCGGCGCTGGTGGAACAGGCCCGCAAGCTGCTGGATGCGGCCGAGGCGGAGAAGCGCGAGCTGACGGCCGAGGAAGAGCAGCAGTATGACAAGATCATGGCCGAGGTGGATGGCCTGAAGGACAAGATCGAGCGCGAGGAGCGGCTGCAGGGTCACGAGGGAGACCTGAATCGTAGCCTGCGCGAGCCGACCCGGCCGGAGCCGGGTGGCAACGGCCAGGGCCAGGTCGTCGAGTACCGCGGCATGAAGATCCCGGCGATGACGGCCGAGCAGCGCGCGGCGCTGACAAGCTACCTGCGCGGTGGATTCGGGGCGCTGGGCCGCGAGGAGATGCGCGCCCTTCAGGCCGGCAGCGATATAGCCGGCGGGTACATCGTCGCGCCGCAGGAGTTTGTGACGACCCTCATCAAGGCGGTGGACAACCTGGTGGTCATTCGGCAACTGGCGACGGTCTACCCGCTGGCAACGGCCGAAAGTCTGGGTGTGCCGGTGCTGGATGCAGATCCGGCGGATGCCGACTGGACGACTGAGCTGGCTACCGGATCCGAGGATTCGACGATGGCCTTTGGCAAGCGTGAGCTGCGGCCGCATCCGATGGCCAAACGGATCAAGGTCTCGAACAAGCTATTGCGCCAGAGCGTGCTGGATACTGAGGCGCTGGTGAGAGACCGGCTGGCATACAAGTTCGCGGTGACCCAGGAGAAGGGATTCATGACCGGCAGCGGGGCTCAACAACCATTGGGCATCTTCACCGCCTCGAACAACGGCATCAGCACCGGGCGCGACGTGAGCACTGACAACACGACGACGGAGATCACCGCCGACAACCTGATCAACGTCAAGTTCACGCTGAAACAGAACTACTGGCCGCGAGCGCGCTGGATCTTTCACCGCGACGCGGTGAAGATGATCCGCAAGCTGAAAGATAGCCAGGACCAGTACTTGTGGCAACCAGGGATCGCGGCGAACATCCCGGACCGGATCCTGGAGACGCCGTACCTGATCAGTGAGTATGCGCCGAACACGTTCACGGCCGCGCTGTACGTCGGGATCATCGGCGACTTCAGCTTCTACTGGATCGTGGATGCGCTCGACATGCAGGTGCAGCGGCTGGTGGAATTGTACGCGGAGACCAACCAGGTAGGTTTCATCGGGAGGGCTGAGACGGATGGAATGCCGGTGCTGGAGGAGGCATTCGTCCGGGTGAAGCTGGCGGCATCGTGATCGAGATCCACGTGGACGTCAGCGAGGCAATCCGGGCGCTGCGGGTGGACCTGCGGCCGGCCTTTGGCCGGGTGACGCGGGCGATCGGCGAGCGGATCCGGCAGCGGATCAGTACGCGGCCGGGTCCGGCCCGGCACCCGGTTATCTGGAAGAGCGAAGAGCAACGCAAAGCTTACTTCGCCCGGCGGCGCGACAGGAAGCTGCCACCGGAGTTCGACCGCGACGCGGACCCGATGAGTCTGCATCTGCCGGCTTCGTGGCGGGTGCGGCAACGCGGCAACTTCAACGCACAGGCGTACACGGGCATATGGTATGCGCACTTCGTACAGCAGAAGAAGGCGCAGCAGCCGTTCCACCGGGCGACAGGCTGGACGACTGACCAGCAGGTCGTGGATGAAGTAGCACGAAGTGGCGACGTGGAGCGGATTACAGAATCAGAGCTGGCCGGGTTACTGGCCAGTAGTCAGTAGTCAGTAGTCAGTAGTCAGATTCTGACTACTGAAATCTGACTACTGACTACTATGAGGAGAGACAGACATGAATCTGAGTAAGAATACCAAGATCAGCACGGCGATCACGCCGACGGCCGGGGTGGCCGGGACGTCAGATATCAACGGTTCGACGCTGGATATGGCGGACTGGGAAGGCGTGCTGATGATTTGCCGGATGGGAGCGATCACCGCATTGGCGGTGACCTCGATCAAGGCGCAACAGGGGGCGGCATCTGACCTGTCGGATGCGGCCGACCTGGAGGGCACCGGCCAGACGGTGGCCGATGATGATGACGATGAGACGTTCTACATCGACATCTATCAGCCACGGGAACGCTATGTGCGGCTGGTGGTGGACCGGGGCACGCAGAACGCGGTGGTGGCTGCGGCCAACTACATCCAGTACGGTCCGCGCAAGGCGCCGACGACGCATGGCAGCGGTGTGAGTGGTGAGACGCACGTGAGTCCGGCGGAAGGGACAGCCTAGTCAATAGACAGTAGTCAGTAGTCAGTAGACAGTAGTCAGACAGGCCGAAGTCGGTCGGGGGACTATAACCAACTGATGATCGTGGTCAATCTGACTGCTGAAATCTGACTACTGGCTACTCCTGGGAGGAAGACGTGGACAAGAAGAAGATCGAGTACGTGTTGATCGGGGCGGCGCTGATCATCGCCCTGATTGGGAGCTATAAGGGAGAGGAGCGTTCCGAATAGTGGCCTACGCAACCGCGACCCAGCTCAAGACCTACCTGGGCATCAGCGGCAGCGGCGATGATACACTGCTGGCCGATCTGCTGACCCGGGCGCAGGTAGCCATCGAGACGTACTGCAACCGCAAGTTCGAGAAAGCGACGGCGACGAGATACTACCGGGCGGATGCGCTGGGGCCGGATCCGGGGCCAGCGCGCCAGGCAGGCACCCAGGCAGTGCTGCTGCTGGACGAGGACCTGCTGGCAGTGACAACGTTGACCAATGGTGATGCCACGGTGATCCCGGCGGCCGGGTACTGGTTGGAACCGCGCAACAGTTCGCCCAAGTTCTACATCCGGCTAAAGAGTGACTATAGCTGGAGCTTCACGACTGATGGCGAGATCAGCGTGGCCGGAGACTGGGGCTACTCGACGACGGCGCCGGCCGACATCGTGCAGGCCACGCTGCGGCTGGCAGCATTCTTCTATCGACAGAAGGATGCGCAGGTCTTTGATACGGTGGCCAGCCCAGAGCTGGGAGTGATC